CCCTCGAGTTCAAGCAGCAATCGACGCATTTGAAGAATTAAATAATTTAATCAATAGAATTCGAAAGTTAATACCAGTAATACAGCGCGTTGCAACTACAGTACGAACATTGATTGGAGTTGCTCAAGCTATTAAAGCTGCACAACTTCTTAATCCGGTAACTGCACCGGCTGTAATTTCAGCTGAATTAACGATTGTTCAAAATATGACTATTGCAAACGCATTGATTGCAGTAAAACAATTTCAAAATATTCCAGGATTAATTGAAAATGCAGTACTAGGACTTCAGCCGACATTGTTAGATATTGCTGGTAAATTATCGCCTATTTGTGATGAAAAGGGAATAGAATTTAATATTGACAATTTGAGTACAGATGCAGATGGTGAAATTAATTTAAGTGATCTAGGAGATTTAGGTATTAATCAACTCGATGGGTTACTCAATCAACAGCAAGATTTATTAACTTCTATAGAAGAAGCTCCGAGTAAAGTATTTTCTGACAATGGCGTTCCTGATTCAAGCCTTGGAAAGCCTGGTGATTATTATATCGATTTACAAAATAAATTGATATATGGACCAAAGCCTACAAGAACATCGTGGGATGATGGAATTAAATTCGAATAAAATTACAGTGTAAATATTTATTAAAAAAGAAGAAACTATGGATTCGAAAACATTAGTTAAAGTTTTAAAAAAAGTAGTAAGAGAAGAAGTCCGTTCTGTCATTAAAGAAGAACTTACCGAAATCTTGCAAGAAGGGTTACAATCAACAATTGGCGAAATGTCGATAGCAGAATCAGTAACAACCGCAAATCAAGTTACTAAATCAAACAAAAAGAAAGTTGAGTTTAAAAAGAATAAATTTTCAGAGATTCTTAATGAAACTGATTCATTACGAGAACAATCACCATATGGGTCAGCTATGAATGAAAATATTTCGATGACGTCAGCTGACGCTCAAAGTTTTGGTGCAGTTCGTAATAATATGCGAGCACAAATGATGGGAATTGAAACACCAACTGTAATACAAGATCCAGAAACGGGTAGAAATTTAAAAGTAGATGGTACTGTTGCGAAAGCGATGACTCGTGATTATTCTGCGCTGATGAAGGCGATGGATAAGAAAAAAGGTAAAGGATAAGTAAATGGGATTTAGAATAGAGTCTAAAGAGTCTTTTCGTACAGATGATTCTCCAATTGCAATTAAAACACAATTTTTTAAAGACAAACTATTCACAAATTCATTTACTACAGACGAACAGGCAATATCTAATTTAAAAAATTTATTGTTGACACGTAAAGGCGAGCGTTATAATTTACCAACATTTGGTTCTAGTTTGTTGAATTTAATATTCGAACCAAATACAGATGAATTGGCTGGATTAATACAAGATACTATTAGCGAATCAGTTTCATTTTGGTTACCATATATACAACTTACTAATATCGATGTAACGACAGGACAAAATAATACAAACTCAGTTCATCATGTTAATGTATCGATATCGTTTACAGTTAAACCTACAGGTTCTGAATTAACTATTGCAATTTTTGCAAATGAAAATGGCGAATTTGAAGTAACAGAGGAATAAACATGGCAACTGAAATTAAAAAAGATGTAACATACTTAGGAAAAGATTTTGGTCAATTTAGAAAAAACTTAATTGATTTTACTAAACAATATTTTCCAGATACATATCGCGATTTTAACGAATCATCGCCTGGTATGTTATTTTTAGAATTAGCATCATATGTTGGCGATGTACTAACATATTATACTGATACTAATTTAAAAGAGTCGTTTTTACAACATGCTCAAGAAGAAGGTAATGTATTTGATATTGCTCGTTCTTTAGGATATAATGTAAAGGCGTCTACCCCAGCATACACCAATATTGATGTATTTCAATTACTACCAGCTTCGGGTTCGGGAGATAATGTTGCTCCTGATTTTAGATATGCGTTATCTATACGTACTGGAATGCAAATAAAACAAGAGTCAGGCGATGCTACTTTCAGAACATTAGATTCAATTGATTTTGGATTTTCTTCTTCATTCGACCCAACTGAAATCACAATATATGAAACTAATGATACAACTAAAGCTCCGGTATATTATTTAGCTAAGAAAACAGTACGAGCTGTTTCTGGAACTGTGAGAACAGCAAGATTCACATTTAATACAGCTGTTGCATATGATAAAATAGTATTACCAGACACGAATATTATCGATATTGTTTCAGTAGAAGAATCAGACGGCGATAATTGGTACCAAGTTCCATATTTGGCTCAAGATACTGTTTTTGAAGAAGTTCCAAATTTAGCAGAAAATGATCCAGACTTAAATGTATATAGATCAAGTGCACCATATCTTTTAAAAATGCGGAAGTCGACTAAAAGATTTGTTACTAGACTTAGACAGGATCGTTTAACAGAACTTCAATTTGGCGCAGGTGTTTCTGATAACAATGATGAAGAAATTATTCCAAACCCAGACAATGTAGGAAACGGGTTAGCTGGATTTAGACGAAGTATTGATGTTGATATAGACCCATCGAACTTTTTATATACTAGAGCATATGGACAAGCTCCTGCTAATACAACTCTTACAGTTACATATACAGTAGGAGGAGGATTTTCTGATAATGCAGAAGCAAATACATTAACATCAATTTCTTCAGTAAGTTATGATGATGATCCGAATGCTGACATATCAGGTGGTGTATTGAATTTTGTTAAGAGTTCAATTGCAGCAAATAACTCAGAGCCAGCGCGTGGGGCAAAGTCAACAGACAATATTGAAGATATTAAAAATAATACATTAGCTAATTTTGCAACACAAAACAGACTGGTAACCAGAGAGGATTATATTGTCAGAACATATTCTATGCCAGCTCGTTTTGGTAGCATTGCAAAAGCATATATTGTTCCAGATGATCAAATAGCTCAAGATGATTTAGAAGAAAAACGTATTGCTAATCCATTAGCAATGAATCTTTATGTGTTAGGATATAATGCAACTAAAAAGTTAGTTAATTTAAATGATGCAATCAAAGAAAATTTAAAAACATACTTAGATAATTATCGTATTCTAACAGATGCAGTTAATATAAAAAATGCGTTTATCATTAATATTGGAATTAATTTTGAAATTAGCGTTACAGCAAATTATAATAGTAATGATGTTCTACTTCGTTGTGTTGATAGATTGAAACGTTATTTTGAAATTTCTAGATGGCAAATCAATCAGCCAATTGTTAAATCTGAGATATTGAATGCTCTAGGAAATATTGACGGCGTGCAGTCAGTATTAGATGTTCAATTTACAAATTTATATGACACGACACAAAATTATTCTGGTAATATATATGATTTAACTACAGCTGAAAAGAATAATATCATATATCCATCATTAGATCCTTCAATTTTTGAAGTTAAATTTCCAAACCAAGACATCAAAGGACGAGTAGTATCTTACTAAGGAATATTTATTATAAATAAACTAGTAAGGATAACTCATGTTCAGAATATTTTATGCAGAAAAAGATGCTACACTATATGAATCAGTACCAACACTTAATACTGGTATTGATGAGATTTTAGAAGTAGGCAAACGTATTAACACTGCGGGTGATGCATATGTACGTAGTCGATCTCTTATTAAATTTGATATTGCAGAAATTGAGTCGACATTATCAAAATATTCTGCAACTTTAGATTCATGTAAATTCGTTTTACAACTATATACATCTCACGCAAAAACACTTTCTTCAGAATATACAGTTGAAGCAAAAATTGCATATGATTCTTGGATAAATGGTACGGGGTTTGAAAATTCATCGCCTTCAATAACAGATGGGGTTTCATGGCAATACCCTAATTCCGGCTCATCGTGGACTACATCAGGTGATGTTACTCCATCTTTAAAAATTACTGGAAGCCAAGGTGGTAGTTGGATTTATCAAAGCGGGTCTGCATCATATGATCTAACTCAATATGATCAAAGTTTTTATACACAGGCGGGCTTAGAAGAACAAGAATCGTTTTCATATCGTCCTACTGACATTAACATGGATGTAACAGATGCAGTTAAACTATGGATTAATGGTAGTGCAGGCACAACAATTTCAAATAATGGATTCTTAATTAAGTTTTCTGATGCAGACGAAGCGTCTGGCGACACTACTGGCTATGTAAGATTTTTTAGTAGAGAAACACATACTATATATGTCCCGAAACTTACAATGTATTGGGATCAGTCAGCGTATTCTACTGCGTTAGATGAAGTTGATTTAGAATCGAATATCATTTATCCAAAAATTAAAAAGTCATACAAAGACACGGAAATTGCCCGTATACGCTTTTATGGACGAGATAAATATCCACAAAAATCTGCAACAAATTTATTTCCGCTGCAAACAATCAAACGTTTGCCTACAACTACATACTATTCAATTATCGACGCTGCTACAGATGAAACAATAATTCCATTTGATAATATTTATACTAAAGTAAGTTGTGATACAACAAGCAACTTTATTTATTTAGATATGAATGGTTTGATGCCAGAACGTTATTATCGCATAGCATTGAAACTCGTTGATGGCTTTACGGAACAGTATATCGACAATGAGTATTACTTTAAAGTAGTTAGATAATGGAAAATAAAAAAAATAAATCTATAGATAACGAATTATCAGAAGCTAGTCCGAACATTATATCATTAACTAATTCACAAGCACAAGTTATATATGATCAAAAAGGATTAGATTATATTTCCAATCTTCCATTTATAAATAAACGTGATACTGGTGGAAATGTTGTTATTACCGGAACGGTATTACCACTTACTGATGAAGAGCAAGCAAAATACAACGAATCTATTATAGTAGAATTAAATGACCGAGTATATACAAATAGCTCAGTGAATCGCGCACTTGATACCCAGTTTAAATATTTTAAATTTCCTCCGAAACTCACAACACGTGTTGTTCCGACAGGATCGATTGATTTACCAGACCTCCCGGTAGAAGATGGATTGTTATTTATAGGTCGTATTCTTGATGTCGAAGGTAAACTATATTATTTAGAAGGATCAACATACTATGAAATTGCAGCAGATTCACCGAGATTAGGATTTCCACAAAAACATCTTCCAGCATTGACATTTTTATCAGAAAAGCTTGAAAAACCATTTTTGTTTAGAACTAAAGATGATGATAAAGACCCTGATAAATTTCCGACATTTAATCCTATTAGTAAGTCAGGAAATGCAGATGACTATAAAACCATGACGTATAACAATCAAAGAGGGGAACTAAGACGGCGCGATAAATATAGTGGCATAATAGACTTAAAAACAGAAACATATTTAAGTGACCCTAAATTTGAAGATGGCGGCATATTAGGATTAGCAGAATTAACAGATAACAACATTACAGATACTGTAGTTGAGTTTAATTTTGATTTAATTGACGAAATCAACCCTGCACCATATGAATTTGGATTGTTAGTTGACGATATTGGGTATGCGTGGATAAACCAAGAAAATATCATATTTAATAGTGTATTAGCAGCTGGAATGCAACGTCGAACGTTTGATTTTTTAAGTCTTAATACTGGTCTTAACCGTATTGGAATATGGGCAGGAAATACAGGAGGCGCGGCCAGTGTTAATTATGAATTTAAAGATAGAAATGGTCGACCATTTCGTCATGCCAAGGGGTGGCGTGCTCAAGATGCATTTGCCGGCCAATACGACAACGAATTCGGAGTTAAACCATGGCAAAATACACTTGTAGATGAAGAAATGACACCTTCTCGTATCGTAACTAACGTATACCCAGAAGATGGATCTTACAATAAAGTGTATAACACTGAAGGGAAATTTTGGTTAGGAAATAATAATGCTGATGCAGGGCTTACAAGACTAAATGCAGAATATAAATGGGATAACAGAGGAGTTAGGTCTGCAGCTGTATATGGATTAGGATTAAAACAAGATATAGGATGGTCACCTAAATCAAACACAAATAATCGATATGGTATAGTGATGGTAGGTGGTCAATTAATTATTGCCATTCAAACAGATAACTTCATATTGCCTAATGCAAATGAGGTTGAAATTGTTGTTACATTAAACTATAAATCAACCCCTACAAAAATAATAAGAAGCCGCACACCATCTAAAAGTTGGAATGGATTTAATCAAATTAGTGTACGTGTACCTGGTGCTGATGTCACAGAAGATTTGTATCAAATTAACGTAACGCAGGAAGAAGTTCCAATTACAGATCCGGAGCTCGAGGCGAAGCGAGCTGAGCTAGCTCAATTGAAAAGTAATTTAGACGCTGCAGCAGGCCGAATTGAACGAGCTCAAACATTACTCGATCAAAGAAGAATACCGTTGAATTCTATTAATAGACGAATACAACAAGCACAGCCTCGTACTTTTGGGTTTACACAAGCAGGAGACCCGGAACTCTATAATAGGTTAATACAAGAGAGATTACCGATTCAAAATCAATTTAATCAAGCTAATCAAGAGTTACAAAATGCACAAAAGGCTCGGGATGAAGCTCAAACAAACTATGATAATGAAGTCGCAGCAACATCAAATTATATAAAAAGTTATATAGAAGGCCGTATACAAGGAAACTCATGATATCTAAGTTTAAAAATATCGACAAAATTCTTGAATCTAATCAAGCAATTCAAGGCCAACATTTTTTAGATAAAGAAGTTTCATTATTTTCGTCCCCATCTGATAAGTATAGATGGAAGAATAATATTTGGGCTGATGATGCATCAAAAAATGGAATTGAATTTCATGTATATTCAGGTGATACATGGATAACAGGTAATCATCGTGTCGACATAAAACCAGAAACACAAACTACATTTACTAATCCAGAAAATTTAAACGAGTTTAGATTACAAGCCACACCATGGCAGATAAATTTATTTGAACAATTTAATGAGCTAGATATACAACAAGGTGAATACAGAATTGCATTAAATTTCTTTACTAATCTTATTGGATCGTATGAATCCCAAAAACTTAAGATTGATGAAATTTCGCCTGATCGTACGGAATTACGTTTACGTGCAATTAATCCAGATGATTCGGAGTTTTTAGATCAAATTACTAGCTACATACAAGATGTAGGAAATATAGTTGATCAATTAACAACGAGTGACACGTATCGTACATTACTAGTAAATTTTAGCAGAAACCAAACTGCAGTATTTACTAATAGTGTAGTAATTGGAGAATATGTTTATGTAAAACTATATGAGCCGTTAGCAGATGATATTGAGAAAGACTTTAAATGTTGGATAGTTGAAGAACATCGTCCTACATATATAGATCGTGTTTCTCTTAGTACAGATGGATTAGGACTGGTTGAATCAACAAGAAGATTATCAGGTCCTAATTGGGATGCATTTGATCATGCTAGTACTAGTACAGACACTGGACTTAAAAATTGGAATGACTTATTAGGATCGAGTGTTTCAACATCACAACAATTGGTTGATTCTGTATTTTCTGGAAGTCTTGCTGGCATTGATTTGAATATTGATTATTCGGATTTTAATAATTTCGTATTTTATAGTTCAGCTACCGAACGTGTTAAAAACTTCAAATATAAAATAGATTTAATTGAATATTACAATTCACAACTAAGTACATTAAGTTCTATATCAGGTAGTACTGCTATTACTAACATTGAAGAATTTACAAATCTTAAAACAACATTAATTGGAGGATTTGATGAGTTTGAAAAATATCTTTATTATGATTCTTCATCAACTCCATTTACATATGATTTACCATTAGCAGATCCTAATGTTTCTTATATAACAGGTAGTTATATAGATCCATGGCCTAAGACAACAACAAGTAGACCACATACATTATACAGCAGTACTGCTAGCATTGCCGAAACATGGTATTCGACATTATTAGATAACGCAGATTTATATGATCGTGCAAATTCAAATGCATTGATCAATGGAGTTCCATTATATTTACGTACTAATACTGACAATGAAGGTTTAGAAACTTTTATTCATATGCTAGGACAACATTATGATATTATTTATACATATATTCATAACGTTTCTAAAGTATATTCAAGAGATGAACATCCTAAATATGGTGTACCAAATGAATTACTTTATTCTGTAGCAAAACAGTTTGGGTGGTCTTTAACAGATGGGAATCAATACAAAGATTTATGGGAATATGTTTTAGGTACTAATGAAGCAGGTATACCTATTACAGGTTCTAATACAGTAGGTGATGCATCATTGCCGGGCAAGGACATGACATTCCACGTATGGCGTCGTATTGTTAATAATTTACCTGGTCTGTTGAAATCGAAAGGAACAAAACGAAGTATTAAAGCATTATTATCATGTTATGGAATACCGCAAAGCATGATATCAATTAATGAATATGGTGGACCTAGATTAGACAGACCACCAGTTTATGAAAAATTGAATTTTGATTATGCATTAGATTTGATTACAAATACTGCTGGTACAGTAACTGTTGATTATGATCAGCCGATTAATTCAGTAGAACTTCGTTTCCGAACAGATAATGTACTTGAGAATCCAGCATTGCCTAGCACAATGAATTTATTTTCAGTAGATTCAAATGATGTTACAATAGACTTTACAAGAGGTACATTAGGCACAGTTCAAATTAACGGTACAAGTTCGGCAGATATTGAAATGTTTGAAGGCGGATGGTTAAATGTATTATTAAGAAGCGGAAGTAATGGATCGTTAGAAGTTGTTGCTAAAAAATCAAAATATGGAAAAATTGTAGCAGCAGTCTCTGCTTCTGCAACAGCATCATTTGCTTCCGCCGGCACAGTAACACTCGGTGGCACGGGGGGAGGCGCACGTCTTCAAGGACAATTACAAGAATTGAGATTATGGACGTCAAGTTTACAAGATTCTCCATTTAATAATCATACAAAAGCACCGTCTGCATATGATGGTAATGTCGATGCATATGATGAATTGGTATTTAGATTACCACTAACACAAAAATCTAATCATACAACAGCTGTTACGATGTCAGGGGTTGAACCTAATCTGTCAGGGATATCGGCTTCGTTTGCGAGTTGGACTAATGCAGAACCATATGACTCAATTGAAGAAACATATTATTATGATGGAATTTCTTTAGCTGCTGGAACACATGATGACAATAAAATTAGATTAGAAGATAATGAACTTGTTGGAACATTAGATGTTAAATCTAGAGCAGAACGTAGTCAATTTGATAAAGCTCCGTTAGATTCAAATCGTTTAGGTGTATATTTTTCGCCGCAAACAATGATTAATGAAGATATTATTGCACAATTCGGATTTACTGAATTAGATTCATATATTGGCGATCCGGGTCAGCAATATGAACGTTCTTATCCAGATCTAATTAACGCTGCACAGGGATATTGGAAGAAATATGAAACTAAGAATGATCTTAATGCGTTTATTAAAATGTTTACATTGTTTGATCTTTCTTTCTTTAAACAATTAGATCAATTACTTCCGGCACGAGCTGACAAAATAACTGGTTTATTAGTCCAACCTAATATTTTAGAAAGAAATAAAGATTCATTTGCTCCTAGAGTACAAAGAAAAGATCTTGTATATAATTCGGAACTAGACGTAAATCAAACAACAATATTGTCGGCAAGTAGGCCACAATATGAATCCTTATTAACAATTGATATAATTACTACCGGGTCATCGTTTGTATATGAATCGTTGTTACCGGTTGATAATATACTTCCGACAGGATCGGCAAATGTATATGAATCATTATTACCAATTGTTATACTTTCAACAGGATCGACATTTGTATATGACACAAACTTAAATGTTAACACAACCCAAATATCATCAGATTCAGACAATCGTTTAATAGCATTTTTAACTCGTAGTTCTGCAGAAAAATACGGAGGATATGCAGGTACGCTATTTCAACCTATTACAGGCAGCATTACGTCTGAAACAAGAGAAAGTGTTAGTTATATAGAATACCGCAAACGTTTATATGACATAACTTGGCCTATAGAATCTTCTTCATTTTCAGCTGTTAGTAGTAGTTATTTAACGTTTGCGGGAGGCGACGAATTTGATCCAACAACAGTAACCGGAGATGAACAAGATGGTGTTCAGTCTGCAACGATAGTTTTGGAAGAGCCGGCATTAATTAGTAAATGGAATACAACACAAGATATCGGTGAAGAAGAATATACTATAGTTCCATCGGGGTCAAATATTCCTATTGCAATTTCTAGTTCTGTTTCGGCAAGTTTAGCAGCTACTGTAGGAGATAATTTAATCCAATTTACCGGATATGATGTAACTATTACTAAGTGGGGAGATATTCAAAATTATAATGAAGGCGCGGTAACAGATCAAACATTTATATTTAATGGGCAGACAGTTTCATTTGCATTGTACCGGACGGGATCAGCTGATTGGGATATCGAGAATGATTATCCTGACGGTGGCGAGCAAACGGTATATGGAAATCCTAACCATGGGTATACACCAGGTGGCGTAAATATTAATACTTACTTAAACGATTTAATATTTACAAAGTCGACTTATACTACAATGTCAATAGTAACTCAACCTTTAATTAAGTCTACCGTTGAAACATCAGGAACATTACTTGCAGCTGCGAGAATTGATAAAATTGGTATTTATTATGAATATAGCGGATCTGCAATTACTGGAAGTTCTAATGGTTATATAGTAGTGTCAGGCTCTGATATATTAACAACAGATTTACAAGGACAACCAGTATATGGTGTAGGAATAAATGTTCCTGCACAAGTACAAGACCTTAATGCAATTGGAGTAAAAAATTCATTCTATAATGGAACAAAAATAACATCACGTGGGTTTAACGTAGAAAGTCCAGACACAATAGACGGAGGACCAGTTGTCGAAACAAGGGAAGCTAATCCAAATCAGTTGATATATCAATCACCAGACGGAAATGGCAATTTCTCATTATCAAGATAATAAACGGTATTTTTTACAATGAAAATATTTATATAAAATAAAAGGTAAATAACAATGGGATACTTAAATAATAGTTCAGTAACAGTAGACGCAATTCTTACTAAAAAAGGAAGAGAGCTGTTAGCAAAAGGACGAAGCAACTTTAATATTACACAGTTTGCGGTTGCAGACGATGAAATTGATTATGATCTATGGAATCCTGATCATCCGCTTGGCACATCATATTACGGCACGATTATTGAAAATATGCCAATAGTAGAAGCAGTACCAGACGAAACACAAATGTTGAAATATAAACTTATCACACTTCCTAAGAAAACTACAAAAATACCAGTAGTAACGGTAGGTAATACATCAATTACATTAGTAGCTGAGGGAGATGTTGCAACTATTACACCTAATACATCTAACTTTACAGGAGGAAATTCAACATTAGGATATACAGCTATTCTTTCTAATTCAGACGTTGCAGATGTTAGAATAGCTCCAGGAGGTGAATTACAAACTTCTGTGTTACCGACTGCTCCTAGATTTATCGGAGATAATGAAGATGCACAAAGTGTTGCAGTTGCCGGCAGATCATTTATAGTAACAGCAAAACGACAAATTGAAAATAAAACTGCAACTATTACTATTATAGGTAATGAAACGGGTGGTAGTACTACAATTAATTTAACGGTTAATGCAACAACAATTCAAACACAACGTGGAACATCAGCATTAAGTTAAAATATTAGAGGAATAATGACATGAACATAAAACAATTAAAACAACTACCTAAGGTAAGTCAATTAACTCCCGGACAAGGAGCTGAAAATGCTCCGGGTTTTGCACAGCCAGGTGATACTAGTCCACCACCTTTTGATCCAAATGCTCCTGGTGTACAAGATCAAATAAATGCATTAGCAGAACTTCGAGCTGAAGAAATTATACGTGATCAACAACAAGCCAGAATACTTGCACGTAATGGTCGTACGTTTACAAAGTTTGACGCAACAAATGATATAATTGACAATCAAACAGAAGTTGTAACGGCTGGACTTTGGAGTGATGGAATTGCTAATTTGATAACTCATCATACGGGATCGACACAAACAACATCACAACGTAGATATTATGTTGATGTATACCAAAAAGATGCAGCATTGACAGGATCAGCTGTTCAATATTCGATAGCATACGGCCATGCTTTAGGAAGTGGTTCTGATTCGCAAGGACAACTTAATGACTCTCCTAGCCGAGCTGTTTATTCTCAATATAAACAACTTCTATTAGAACCATCTGACAACAGATTTACTGTGAATGGTACAGATACAGACTCTATATATGTGATAAACTTTAGTCGTTCCAGAACAAAAGAAAAATTAGATCCAGGTAATTTTGAATTACCATTAGTAAGTATTTCTTCTAGAGATACAAATGCAACTGGGTCTGTAGCTACTGGAAGTGATGTTTTTACACTTATTGACGATTCACAGAATACCGGAAGTCCGACAGTAGGAAGTTCGGGAAGAGTTTTTAATATAGTATCTGGTTCAATTAATGATGGTATTTTTAATTCAACTTCTCCAGTGTATTATGGATTAGTTTATCCTGATTATGGCATAATGGTGTTAAATGCTAAAACATTAGATGCTAATTTAGGATTTACAACTAATACGGGTTCAAGTTCTGAAGGTAATAATCATTTTGGAATGTTCCATTCAATTTCTGGATCAGGAGTACTTACTAATCCTGCTACATCAGACCCATATGGCTTTGCTGCAAGAAACGCAGAAACAATTACAAGTACACATTATTTTGTAAGAGTAAAAAATGCAGAGTATAACTTTTCAAATAATCCTTCATTTACTACCGGTAGTGTAGGAGAATTTGCTCAATCTTCATTTGTAGGAGATCCAAAAGTTTATATTACTACAGTTGGAATGTATAATGATCAAAGAGAATTATTAGCAGTAGCAAAATTATCACAACCATTATTGAAAACATTTAAAAATGAATCACTAATTAGAGTTAAATTAGATTTTTAAATTACAACTTAACTGAATTGAGGCCCTTTATATTTATAATAAATGTAAAGGGCTTTTTACTGAATAATGGCAACAAGAAAACGAAATACTAAAGACAGTAGAGAAGTTAAGTACAAAGGCAATTATCCTTCTGTATTTAAAAAAATAGAACGTTCTGACTTTAAAAAACAAAACTTTGTTACAAATAAATTATTCTTGTTTAATTCCGGAAGTTCTACCGGGAGTGCATTACCATTAGAAGCAAGATATATTAATCGAAATATTCTTCCTGCTTTAGGATCTGAGTTAACATATAATGATGCTGCAAATATTGATGGTTCATTACAAAGTGTTACGTATTTTTCTATAGATCATTTATATTATCGAAGAAAGGATCAACCTAGTAAAACTTTTGGTCCTACTGATTTAACTCGTACGAAAAAACATTTATATGAGTCTGCATCAGTATTTGTTATTCCGCAACTTAAAATTGGCGAAGGTATTAAGCCGGCTTCATTTCAATTTACCGGCTCTGGATTAAATTTATCAGCTGATCGTTATAGTAATATAATTGACGATGGATTTGATTCAGCTTCAATTGTTTCGGATGTAAAATTTTATGAAGGATTTAATGAATATTTTGATACTTCGAGAATTAAATATGAAGTAGCCCAAGGTGTTACTTACCCATATGGAATTGCTACTACAGATGGCGATACTGCAGAAGTTGGTCACCGTGCACATTTCGAAGGTGCTGGACATATTCAAAGTGAATTACCTGGTTATTATGATAGACAACATGATTATGCAATATCATTTTTTATATCAGGCTCTAACAATACTAGTAACAATCAAATTGTTGTTGCAAAACAATCTGGGTCTATTGAAAGATATCCGTTTAGTATTCAATTGAGCGGCAGTAATGAAATAGAATTTAAAGTATCTGCAAATTCTTCTCTTGGTGCCACATTGTCAGCAACAAGTAGTGTAGATGAATGGACTCACATAGTTTGTCAAAAAACAGGAAGTGAATTACAAGTTTGGATGAATGCCGGATTACATGTTTCTTCATCTCATGATTTCTTATTATACGGAGTTAATACATTATATACAGCTTCAGGACGAATCAATAATGATTATTCATTAAACATAGGCGGTCTTAGCCCCAATACCTCAAATCTTACAGGTGATCTCGATGAAATAAGGATCTTTAATAAGGCACTCACCGCTTCGCAGATAAGTGCGTTATCGGATCGTACGGAGAACGGAACATTTTTGCAAACAAATCATGTAGGAAATGTATTTGATAAACACGGAACGGTTGTTATTTCTAGTCCACATTACAAATATAATGATTTAACTGCAGCTCCATATTCTGCA